AGAAAGCTGTTTATCGCTGGGAAGCTGTTATAAGTGGCACGTCGGTTGCGTTTGATGAAGTGACGATTACGGACGTTTCAGATGGGAAGAATGGAGAAACTGGTCCAAAAGGTGACAAAGGTGACAAAGGTGATACTGGAGCTAAGGGAGACACTGGGGCTAAAGGTGATACTGGAGCAACTGGTGCCAAGGGAGATAAAGGTGATACTGGTGCCAATGGTACAAACGGTACTAATGGCACAAACGGTCAAGATGCAATATCTGTCGTTATCACTAATGAAAATGTAACATTGCCAGCAAATGCGCAAGGTGGTGTAACATCATACGCTAATTCTGGAACTATGTTGTCAGTATTCGTGGGCAAGACTGCTTGGCCATATGGAACTGGTACTAATAAGTGGACTGTAGCATGGTCAGCAAGTGGAGTAACTCGTGGTACTGGCTCTAATGATGGTACAGTCGCATCTTTTGGTAATGTTAGTGGTATGAGTACTACAAGCGGTGCTACAGCTACTCAAACATTCGTTGTATCCGTTAATATCGGTGGTACTGTTACCACATTTACCAAAGTTCAAAATATCAGTAAGTCTGAAAAAGGTATTACTGGTGATGATGGTATTGATAGTTATACGTATATTCGATATTCAGCTTATTCAGACGGTACGGATATGACTAGCTCACCGAATGCTGACAGTAAATATATTGGTCTATGTACTACAACATCGGCTACAGCGCCAAGTGATAAATCTGCCTATACATGGTCTAAATATGCTGGGAACGATGCGAATAAATATGGCGATAATGTTGTTAGAAACCCGAAGTGGGATAATATACCAGTCGGAACATACGGCTATAATGATTCTAATTTAATTAATGAAGGTTGGAACACTTCAAATATTATGAAGGTACTAGAACCAGAATCTGATTATCCTAGCGAAAAAATAATTGAGATGGTAAATAGTAGCTATGCTGTTCCTTATGGTACACCTGTTATTCCCGGGGAAAGATATTTGGTCTCATGGCAGTGTAAAACTTCTGATTATTCTGCACAAGCAAATTCTGCAGTACTTGTTTTCAGGTGTTTTGAAAGTAACATTGATTCTAACTCAGGTACTGCTAACGTGTTCAAATATAATCCTTATAATAGAGTTAATGGAACTATCGTGAACAACTCCAATCCAGTGATAGCACTCGATACAACTAACGCGACCGCAATAACTTCTAACGAATGGACTACGCAATCAATGATATGCGAAATACCCGAAGGGATAGCATATGTCAGACTATTACCTTTCAATCAGACGGCTAATCAGTCAATTAAATTTCGCAAGTTAGAAATGCGTAAAATTCAACAAGGTACGGTCACTATTTCATCAACCGAACCATCTTATAAATATGTTGGGATGCAATGGAAATATAGCGGTACATCGGCTATAACAATCGGTGGTGTCTCCATTCAACCGAATACTGTATATATCTGGAACGGTGCAATATGGGATTTATACATAATCCGTTCAACGAATTTACAAGTAGATAATGCGTTTATTACCAACGCAATGATAGCTAATTTGAATGCTTCAAAAATTAATGCTGGTACACTGAATGCTGAAAGAATTGGTGCTAATTCGATTACTGTTGATAAATTAAGTGTTGATAATCTAGCAGTATTAGGTTATTACGAAAGTTGGATTAGCACAACTGGGTCTCCATATAGTTATGATAACGGTGTTCAAATTAACAATGGTGTTGTTATGACTTTAGCAATTGAGAATCCCAATGATGCAACTCCTTATGTTCGTGGAACTATTAATACATCTGGACAGATTAGATTTTATCAAGGAAAATTGCCGAGAGCTACGACTCAGAACAGAGCAAAAATGTTCAATCGAGATGGCAGCAATACTTTCTTTTATAACACTGAGTTCGAAGTTGGGTACATCGATTCATATAAATATGGTACTGGACAAGGTCAAATTACTTATAAAGCTGATATGCATAATTTTTTAGGAACAATAGAATCACAAGAAAATTTTGGTCAGTGGAATGATTTATCGTATCTTTCAGGATTTAAAGCAGACCCAAATAATCCGGCTAAGTATCGATATGAAATTGGTTTGGATGGTATTAAAATTGTTAAATTTAAAGGCTTTATACAGAAAACATCGGGTAATTTTGACACAAGTCAAGCTGTGGTCGCAATACTTCCAGCTGGATATAGACCACCTGGTCAAGCTTCAATGCAAGGAACTGTTAACGGTAATGGTAGTTGCCGATTAACAGTGATTAATTCAGGGCATCTTCATTTATGGCCATCAATCGCAACTTCTTATATTGGGTTAGATGGCTATTATTATGCAGTAGAGTAATAGGAGGATAAAGCTATGTTGCGTTTTACGAATATCACACCAATTTACAACAATACTGATGGAACAATTAAAGAATATCAAATTCAACTTGATAATAATTTTACTGATGGTAATTCAGTCAGTGCTACTTTAACAATTAAATCAGACGAATTAGATATGAGTTCTGTCATTGAAATATGCAAGAAAAAACTACAAGAAACAGTAGCAGAAAATTAAAAAGTGAAGGTGAGGAAAATGGTTTGAGTATTGAAAGTTTGGGAGCGTGGGCTGGTTCAGCAATGGCAATCATTGCTTTACTAGCCTATTTTATTAAACCTGTGGTGGCCTCATTTAGTAAAATTACTGACACTTTGAATAAAGTAAATCACAATTTAGATTTGCTGAATAAAGATTTAGAAGCCAGTAAGTCTGATCGCCAATCTTTGCATGACGAATTAAAAAATCATGATGAACGATTAGATCGCCACAGTGAAAAATTAGTTTCACATGATGAACAGTTAAAAACATTATTTAAAGAGAGGAAGTAAAAATTATGCAAAACGAAACTTATGACAAATTGAAATGGATTGCAATTATCTTTTTTCCAGCTTTATCAGTGTTAATCAAAACGATTGGTTCTGCTGTAGCTTGGCAATATACAGATATTGCGGTTTTAGTTATCAATGCATTAGCAGTTTTCATCGGTAGTTTGATTGGTGTTTCAGCTAAGACATATTCATTGCTAACCAAAGATGAAGAAAAGGAGTAATTAATGGGGACAATATTTAAAACTTTTACACAGATAATTTCAACGATTATCTGTGTGGTTTTATGTATAGGAATGTGTAAAACGTTTATTGATTGGATAAAAATTACTATGTATGATATTAAGAATTATCAGATTTTAGATTATTTATTTTATAATAGTTTAATTTTATTTTTGTTGATGATTTTAATATTTTTCATGGTTTTAGTAGCTGTAGGCTATCTCTCTAAGACATTTGAGATGATAAGTATTATCAAATAAAGGAGTAATTGAATGAAAAAATTAAATAAATTAATCTCAGTCCTAGCGGTTGCGTTAGGGCTTTTTGCATTACCATTAACTTCGCTTGCTGCAGTGGGTGACCAAGGTGTCGATTGGGCAGTTTATCAAGGCACGTATGGTCAATTCGGCTATTCACATGATAAGTTTGCGATTGCTCAAATTGGTGGTCGCAATGCAGGTGGTATCTACAATCAATCAACATACAGTACGCAAGTAGCATCAGCTATTGCACAAGGTAAACGTGCGCACACTTATATTTGGTACGAAGTGGGTGGTAGCACAGATTTAAGTAAGGTAACCCTTGATTATTTCTTGCCTAAAATTCAGACGCCTAAAGGTTCAATTGTTGCCCTTGATTATGAAAGTGGTGCAAGTGGCGATAAGCAAGCCAATACCAATGCAATTTTGTACGGAATGCGTAGAATCAAAGCAGCAGGTTATACACCGATGTATTATAGCTACAAGCCATACACGGTGGCTAATGTGTATTACCAACAAATCATTGCCGAGTTTCCAGACTCATTATGGATGGCCGCTTATCCAGATTACAATGTAACACCAACACCAAATTATAATGTATTCCCAAGCTTAGATGGCATTGGAATCTATCAATTCACCTCAACATATGTTGCTGGTGGCTTAGATGGAAATATTGATTTAACTGGTATTACTGATAATGGTTATGGCGTAGCAAATACACCATCGACTGAAACACCCGCAGTTAACGAAGGTGAACAAGCGAATGCAACACCAAAGGCTGAGATAAAGGTTGGTGACACTGTCAAAGTTAACTTCTCATCAACTAACTGGGCGACTGGTGAAGCTATTCCATCTTGGGTTAAAGGTAATTCATATACAGTCCAACAAATTAGTGGTGACCGAGTATTGTTAAGTGGTATTCTTTCATGGATTAATAAATCAGATACAGAAATTATCAGCGTAAACACTGCAAGTACCAGTCAAACTCAAACAGCATCTACATCGTCATATACTGTTAAATATGGTGATAATCTAAGTTCGATTGCTTCAGCTTATGGTACGTCTTGGCAAGCGTTACAATCGCTAAATGGATTGAGTAATCCATCATTGATTTATCCTGGTCAAATTTTACAAATTAATGGACAATCAGCTTCAACAACGACTGTTCGTTACACTGCAGTTTGGGGCGATACATTAAGTGGTATTGCTTCAAAATACGGTACGACTGTTCAAAATATTAAAGCTTTAAATAGCTTA